GGCTTCGATTTTGGAACCGTCTACGGAGATGAGTTCGCTGGTTTCATCCACATTCACCATCGCCGGCCTTTGTCCGAAGTGGGCGGTGAATACGAGGTGGATCCGGTCGAGGATCTGCGTCCTGTATGTCCGAATTGCCACGCAGTTGTTCACCATGGTGACCACCTGCGAGACATATCGGAAGTTCAGAGACTCATAGCGGCAGCGAAGAAGTCCAAGTCGAATGCCTGACAGAAAATGCACTCCCAATACCCTAGCCGACAGAAGAACTACAATCCAGTGGAGGCAACGGTGTGCCGTTTCACTCATGGGCAAGAACGGTGACGAACCACCGATATTTGGTCGAATTGGCGTCGGAACGGTACTTGTCAGGATCGCGCTGGGCAAATACCCCGGAAGGTTCCACTGATGCCGGCCACGTCGATCATCTTCCCGATGCCGGCATGATATGCTCCTGAGCAGAGTGTGCTCTGACGCGGCAATGGTTCGGCGGTTTGTTTCACGCGAGTCGAAAGAGCACAGCGAAAAGGGTACCGCAGGGACTGATTTTCGGTCCGCGATTTGACCCTACCAGGGTTACTACCGTTGTGAGTCGACCCTGTAGGATGGTTACAATTGGTTGGTGGGGTTGTCCGACGGTGGTTGATGCGAGCGGTTGTGCTTGAGATACCGCTGTACGGTGCGGCGGCTGACGCCGAGGGCGCGGGCGATTTCGGAATCGGTTAAGCCGCGCTCGCGGAGTTTCCGGGCGCGGGATGGTTTGGCTTTGGTGGTGCCGGGGCGGCGGCCGAGGTAGACGCCGCGTTCGCGTGCCGCCTTGATGCCGGCGGCTTGGCGTTCTCGGCGCGTCTCTTGTTCCATTTCGGCCACGCCCAACAGCACGGCGGCCAGCATCTTGCCCAACGAGCCGTTGAAGTCGATCTGCTGGGTTGTGCTGACCACGCGCAAGCCACGGTCACACCAGTCAATCAGCACGTTCAGGCCGTCGCGGAGATTGCGGGAGAGCCGGTCGAGTTTCCACAGGACGACCATGTCGATTTCCCCGTGGAAAATGTCCCTTTGGAGCCGTGCAAACTCGGGCCGGTCGAGGCTCTTGCCGCTGGCCTTGTCGACGTACCACCGGGCATCGGCGAAGCCGTTGCCGCGGAGCCAACGCTCGATTTCACGCCGCTGGCCGTGTTCGTTCTGGCCGACTGTCGAAACGCGGATGTAGACGGCGGTTGTCATGGTTGTCGCTCCCAGTCATGGCGTGTCATTAACGCATACCCTAGTCGGCTCATTTTCGACGGGCGCGATTGCCGGGAAATACCGGCGATTTCGGCCCGATTCCCGCCGGCACCCTATTTGTCGCATGTGTCGGCGCGAACGGGCCCACAGTCCCGCACGTGACCGACGGGACGCCCGTTTCGCGGTGAAAATGACGCGGCATGGCACAACCGCTACCCATAAACCCGGCCTGTATTGTCGCGCTAACCGCGCGCGAGACTTCCGGGCGTTCAGTACGGCCACGTCCTGTGGGCGCGCACCCGGGCAACTGTTGTAACGCTGCGCGCGCACCTAACCGCGCACACCGTTGCAGCGTCACAATCGTCGCAACTGTCATGTCAAGAACAAGTTGCGCTGCGCACTGACCGGCCGTAGCAACTGATTGCCGCGTCATAACTTGTAGGCTCCGCAACGATATCAGGCTGTCCAGGCACGCTCTCCACGGAACACGGCGCCAGAGCCACGACGTCGCCGGACGTCGCGTTTCCGATGCTTGTCACGTCTTCTCACACCCCAACTCACCAAACGGCCCTCTACGGGCCGACGTCGGCCGCAAGAAACACGCCACCCGGCGGGGTGTCCTACGGTGCAGGTTTGGTTTGCCGCGCCGTGTGGTTTGCCGCGTCGTGTGGTTTGCCGCGTCACGCCCGAGCCGGTCGCCAGTCACCCGGCGCGCGGGGCCCGCATTGCCTCGCGGACTCGGCGCGCCTCGGCCATACGCTCGTCATGCATGGCCCGGGTAGCCCGTTGGACCACGCGCGGCCGATAGCCGATCTGCTTCAATTCGCGGACAAGGTCCACGCCCTCCGCAGCCGTCGCGGGCCGGCTCGCCTGGACACAACCCCAGTAGTCGGCCCCGCTGTGTTGGCCCACGTGGGCGTAGGCGTCGCAATAGCGGCCGAATTCGTCACTCGGCAAGGTGGGGAAAAGGGCGAAGACTTCGCCCCCGTCCCGCCAGACCCGCAATACTACGGGGACAGCAAGCGTATCGGTTTGGGTGTTATCCGGCGGGCTGGCCTGTTGCTGGTCGGTCATGGTGTCGGCTCCGGTTAGCAGTTGCGGAAAACGTAAACGCCCGATTCGCTGTCTATGCTGTAGTTGTCGCCCATGAAAAGGTCGCGGGCGAAAGCTTCGTAGTCGATGTACGGCGCGATATGCTCCGGCACGTCGTGCGCGTACAATTCATCAAAAAGGTTTTCGGCGTAGGCTTGTTCGCTGTCCCACTCGCCGCAATAGGCTTCCTCGAAACCGTCTTCAGTGGCGTGGTCGATGCCCACGTTGTCGGCGTAGGCGGCGAAAGCCGCGCCGTGTTGTTCGATGAGGGCCCCGATTTCGGCCACCCGGTCCAGGTCGGCCCATTCCGAAAGCCGCAACGGGCCGAACCCTTCGTAATCGTGAATCGCCCACTCTTCGGCGCCCGGGCTGGGAGAGCGAGCCAGCATTTCCCCGATTGCCTCCCGAACCTCGTCGACGTCGGTGGCGTCGATCCACTGGCCGTGCAAAATGCCCGCGTTATAGGACGCAAGGCAAGCAACGTAGATACGTGGCGTGTCGGTGTCGGTCATGGTGTGGCTCATCGTCGTGGGTTCCTGTTGCGTGTCATGGTGCGAAACTCTGAATCCGGTGGGCATAGGCAAATGTCCCCGTCGGCAAACGCCACGCGCTGGAGTCGCCCGCCGGTTACGGCCGTACTGGACTGGACCACCTTCGGCCCCCGCACGGTCTGGACGGTCATGCCCTTTCGAAGGTCGGTTGCTTTCATGGTGTCACCTCGCATAGCGAAACGCCCTAGCCGGCCGGCCACGGGGCCACGTGCAACAGCCCGCCGCAATACGGGCAATGGCCGTTGCGCCCCTCATCGACCCACACCACGTCCGCGCACGGTTCGGGCCGTTTCGGCAGACCAATCCTGAAGGTGAGCTGCGCGGGGTCCGGGCGCGGCGGATAGTCGGGCCGCTGGTCGGTTGCAGGGTAGTCCTGCAGCCCCTTGTGCCCGCAACACCCGTCGGGCAGCCAATGGCAGCCGTTGTCCGTGTCCCAATGTTTCCCGCAATCGTCGCAATAGATCGTTGCCCGGGCGTTGTCGAAAATCGACGTCCCGTCATAGTCGGCCACGTCGAACGCCACGGGCACCGTGTACCCGCCCCGCACGTCGCACCCGCCGTGAATCTGCAGCATGACGTGCGCCCCGTCATCGTCGGACCAATAGACGTATTGAATCACTTGCGAAAGCAAGTCCTCCCCGTTGTACGTGTTGACGGTCAGCGGTTCGCCCTCCCCGTAGATCCCCCGTGCGCCCCGAAGGGATCGGACAAACTCTTCTGCGCTGGGAAGGTCGAGATACAATTCGTGATTTTCGACGTATTGGTGGTACAGTTCATCAAGCGCCGGGTTGAATTCCAGCCGGTCCTTCAGAAAGTGGTAGACGTTGACGGTCGCCACAATGTCCAGCTCGCCCTCCCGCTCGCCCCCGAGAATCCAGCATTCGAGCCGGCCCTCTGGTTGCGACTCGAAGTCGGCCCCCTGGTTGGTCTGCCAGTGTCGGCCGTAGTAATCGCCCGAATCCAGAATGCTACGGCCCGTATTCTCTTGGAGCATTTCGGCCAGTTTGCGGGCCGTCCGGTCGGTGGTGTCGGCTTGTGCGGTCATGGTATGGGCTCCGGTTGTCGGTCAGTTTGCGGTCAGTCTTCGGTCAGTTGTCGGCGTGCCGGTTTTCGTATGCCCACCCGTCGGTGGTCAGACTCACGTAGTCGTGAACGGCGCCACACTCGCAACACGTCGGGTAATAGTCCCACTCGCTGTCCGCGAAAACTGGCTGGACGTCTTCGCTGTCGGTGTCCACCCCGTCGGGCAAACACCCATTGCAGTAAACTTCCCCGTCGAATACGCAAGCATCGAAGTCATAGGCTTTCATGGCGTTAGGCTCCCCAGGTTACTTCTCTTCGTTCCACCGAATCGAAAGGAAATAGTGCGATTCTCCCGTCTCATCACACCCG